GGATATTTCCTGACCCACAAATTACATATCCATTTCTCCCCAGACTTTACAGGTTTCCCACCATGTAAAGCCTTGGATGTCATAAACTCATAGTTGTCGAGAGTATCGAAAAAAAGGGCATCACCCTTCTCGAGTTTGTACTCTTTGTTCAAGTTTGGAAATATAGTTTCACCACCTTCATAGTCATCATTGAGTGCCAAAATGAATGTGTACATTCTCATATTCTTATCATTTTCAAATGCATCTTGGTGAGGTTTATAAAATCCACCAGGTTCATATCGAAGCACCTGTAACTGTTCACAATTCACGAATGGTCGATCCGTATATGCGAGACATCTGTTCATAATATCTCGGACAATAGGATCCTCTTTGTCCAACCATGCTGTCTCACTTTTACGAATCGATTCATCCACCTTTTTTTCATTTGTCACAGATGATGTTCCCAAATCACCCTTTGCTTTCTGTATTACATGCCGACATTCATCATCAGTCAAAAAGTTTTTGAACACCTTAGGGCTTCTGTATCTGGGTAATATGTAGATGACGATAATGATGATGAACAACAAAAGTAACATCCTAATGTACTCACACATAAATATTTCTGGGAAGTCGACAATTATAGCGTTTACGGATTGAATCGAAAATTTCATTTCCATAGTCCACAATCTTCTGTAAAAGATCGATGATTTCATCATGTCGTTCTGGTTCAAGAACATACTGTCTAAGAAAATCCCCACCTGTATTGGCGAGCATTTCAAAAATGTTTGAAAGATCTCGATTTTTTTCCACGTACTTCTCTTGACGCTGTAAATAATGTTTGAACTCATATTCGGTAATATCGTTCAACATGTAGACAACTCGTATTTGGGTATTGTCTATCGGTCGCGTATCTATATACACCAATTCTCGTTCTATTTGATGTACAAATAATGAATATTGGAGTATCTCATTTGTGGCACCCATTTCACGTAATTCTCTAAATGAAGGGGTACCACCACATGGAATATCTCCATGTTCTCGAGACATCATCGTCTTTTTCTTAAACTCTATGAAGTGTGGGTTGTGTATTCGACCAGTCTCAATCTCACCCGTTCGCCAATTGAAAGCTGTGTGACATGAAATGCACCACATCTGAGCACACCCACTCGTCTTGTGGATGACTGTACCACATTTGGGACACGACTTACTATCTTTATTGAGAAGTTTCATCGTTTTTACAGTTTCAGGGTTGCACACATGATCTGGTACCAATGGATCATTACACTCTTTACAGTATTTACATTCACATAAACCACAGTACCATTCTTCATTCAGAAAACCTTTACATTCTTCTCTTGGACACTGACGTATAAAACGCCTTGGTTCAGAATCCATAAATGATCCACCGTTTCGTAACTGGTCTAAATGTCTATATGTACCCTCCATTTCCCTGTAAAGCACTTGGATTTCACGGGGTATAGGGCCCTCTAATTCAAATACTCTATGTCTTGCATGAAGTTCCATAAGCTTTTCCTTTTGTTGTCGGATGATAGTACGAATTCTACGCATTTGTATTACTCGCTCAACTTCGGGTTGTGTCTCTGGCATGAGAGACTTCTCTCTCTCAAACAGAACATCTTCTCGGTGACGTTTTAGTTTGGTATTTCGAAAATACCTGGTACAGAATGAATCTACAAATTCACGATTCCAATGAGTCTTACATCCCATACAATGTGGGTCTTCAAAAGATTCCAGGATGTATCTCTGAGAACATGAACGACAACTTGTTAAATCACAAAAAGGACACTTGACTTCTTTGTGATTTATCTTGTTTAATTTTTCACAACACACATCACAACTACCCATTAAATTAAAGGACGATTATTTCTTTAAATTGTAATTATTGAAAGGCTACAAACTGACTAATCATATCTCCCATATCATCTCTCTCATAAATCGTCTGTGCGAAAAACAGAGTCATATCTGCCTGTCCATATGACAAGTACGTACTCCGATACTTCTCATATATACTTGCAAGTTCATCTAAATTGTTGTCACACCATTCCTCCACATCCTCTTTCGTCATTCCTCTATGAAGACCAGCTTCGATAAAGTCAGCAACTTCATCACTGAGAGGCATATCTGTCACTACGGTGCAATCGTCGTCAATGTTCATTATTTTTTCTTGGATTTTCGCTTTTTGGGTTCCGACTTAGCTTCTCTTTCTCTCAAAAGTCGCCTCTTTTCAGCAAGCTTGTCATTGAAAGCCTTGTCAGCCTTGGCTTTCGCCTTCATCTTATCAGTCTCCGTGAGCATCTTCTTCGCCGACGCGGCAGACTTCTCAGCGGCTTCACGAATCTTCTTTTTCTCACTGAGTTTTCGTACTCGCTCAGCTTCCACATTAGCCTTTTTCTTGCGCTCTTCCTCCTTCTTCTTGTCCTCCTCAAACTTTTTGCGAGCATCCACCCTTACTGCACTCTCTTGAATGTCTCTAATCTCATTCTTTGTACTGGCTCGACCTATTTTACCCTTGTACTGAGTCTTTTCGGCCGGTGTCAACTTCTTGAGACGATTTATAGCACTCGTTGCACTTTGACGATTGAACACCTTCACAGCATTGGCAACCTTCTTGACATTCTCTTGAGTCTTTGGTGCCAGGTTCCTCGCCATCTTGACACGGTCGGGGCCAGAAGCACGAGAAAGTTCCACCTTTTTCCCAGCCAATTTGACTGCATTCATAACCCTCCTTTCCTTGTTTTTCTGGACGATGGCCCTGAAAGAAGGCTTGTTAGGTTTGGGTGCATTTGGAGGCTTGGGGGTAACTTCCTCAAATAAGGGATTGACCCTCGCCTTACCACCCAAAGCTTTCGCGTTTTCGGCAGACTTATTCTTACGAACAGCACCCTCAATCCGACCCCTCAACTTGAACGCATTTTTCATATTTTTCATAGCAGCAATGTTCTTGCTGAAGTTTGTCTTCGTCTTCTTCGCAAGTTCTGTAAACTCCGCACGCTTTTTGTTCATAGCAGCATTACGGTTCTTCTTACCCCTGACAGCAGCTTGGATCTTAGTGGCAGCCTCATCCTTCTTCTTCACTTGCTCAATGGCACCAGACACTAGAGATTTTGACGCATTAGCAATGTTCTTATTTTCCTTCGCTTGAATCTTACTAATGGCTCCCGAAACTAGGGACTTTGAAGCATTGGAAATCTTTTGATTCACCTGTTTGTTCGCTGATGCACGGATCAGGTTTAAGTTCGCTCCAGGTTTATTCGTTTGTTTAACATACCTACTCTTATTTTCAGCTGGAATGTTCAGACCCACGATGTATTTTGAAAGTTCTTTTTTCTTTGCATTTTGTGCCAGGTTTGTCAATTGCTGTTCGAAAGTCCTGCGTCTCTGACCCACATTGTTCTTTAGTTGCATAACCTTTTCGAGATGACCACGCTGTTTGATTGGTCCAATCTTACTCATCTGGATTTCTTTACGAAGTTCAATCTTTTTGTTCAATTGTTTCTCCAAGTTTACGAGAGTTGCGTTACTCTTTGCATTCTTAATAGCAGGATCCCATTTACCGATGCGACCAGCGAATCGACCAACCTCATCTTTCGCTTTCTTCATGAGCTTATTTTTAGTGGGTGCCAAATTCAACTGATTTATAGCAGCAGAAGCATTGAAGTTGTTCTCTTCTTTGGGTTTGTTTCTCTCATTTTTCACCTTTTTACCCTTGATGCGACCCTCACCTCTCTTACGAGCCTGATTGAAAATCGTCTTGTTCTTGGATGTATCCCATTTCTTCATAAACTCTTGAATGTCGGCATTCGTAAGTCCCTTCACCTGCTTGATTTTGAATTCAACACCATTGCGAACCTTCTTATTTGTGTTCGCCTTGTTGATTTCCTTACCCTTAATGTTCAACTGTTTATTGAGTTCAGCTGAAGCATTGAAATTTTTCTCATTTTGATTTCTCACTTGACGATTAGATTCAATGTTCAATTGTTTGTTCAACTCGGCGCCAGCATTAAATGTATTTTCCGAAGCGACAAGGTTTACCATTTTCTTGACATTTTGAGCAATCTGATTGTACTCTTCCGCCGTCCTGAAAGGGTTGGCAGCCCGACCCTTTAGACTTGTAATCCGCTTGTTAGTGTGTTTTGAAATTTCATTGAGAATCTTCTGACGCTTACCCATACGAATCACATTCTTCTTGTTGTTAGGCTTCTTCTTGTTGGGTACGACCTGGTTGTTTGGCTTCTTCTTGTTGGGTACAACCTCATTCTTCTTGTTGGGTACAACCTCATTCTTCTTGTTGGGTACAACCTCGTTCTTCTTGTTGGGTACAACCTCATTCTTCTTGTTGGGTACGACCTCGTTCTTCTTGTTGGGTACAACCTCGTTCTTCTTGTTGGGTACAACCTGGTTGTTAGGAGTCACATTGTTCTTCTTATTGGGTACAACTTGGTTGTTAGGAGTCACAATGTTCTTGTTGTTGGGTACTACCTGGTTGTTAGGAGTCGCATTGTTCTTCTTATTGGGTACAACTTGGTTGTTAGGGGTCACAATGTTCTTGTTGTTGGGTACTACCTGGTTGTTAGGCTTCTTGTTAGATCCATTTGGCTTATTTTTAGGTGCAAACTTTTCATCTACAATTTTTTGAGCCTTATTCAATTCTAAATTGTAATTCTCTGGTTTAATATACACAACCTTACGCCTTGTAAACCTAGAAGGTTTACCCTGTTCAAGCATATTTCTAACTTTTCGATCTTTAATGACCTTATTCATTAGAGTCTGCTTATTGATTGTGTCGATTGGTTTACCATTCGCGAATGCAGTAAGGTATGTTTTATCTACATCTGGAATCGCAAGTAAATTTTTCTCAACCTTTTGTTTATTCGCTTTCTCCGCTTTTCCCTCAATCAACCGTGTGGCATTGTCGTATTGTTTCTGATAGTTGGAATTATTGACATACTTCAACACAGGTTTCGAAACACGACCGAACATATTTTTACCCTTTGCATTCGCGATGAGTTTAGCAAGATCACGGTCTTTAGTTACCTTTTCCCGAAGTGCATTCTTGTTGAGTGAATTGATGTTCTTACCCACGAGATACTTATTGAGGTAAGATTTATCAACCTCAAACTCTTTCATAAGATTTGTGTATTTCTGTTTAGTATTGGGCACATTGGGCTTGTTAGGCACGTTGGGCTTGTTGGGTA